TGCTGTTGGTCCGGGCCGACCAGGTGACCCGTGCCACCTTGGACCGGATGATCGCCACCCACTACGACATCTACGCTGACCGGACGTACACCGACCGGATGCTCGCCGAGTCGGCATAAAGAAATGCCCCCCTCCTCGAAAGGAGAGGGGCTACTGCAGCAATCACCGCTGTCTACGGATGGGGTATGTTAGCAGAGGGGGAAGACCGGGGCGGAAGCACCCGTGGGGAAATGGGAGGCAGCGACCGCCCCGGAACCTTTCTACTCGTTGAGCTCCGCGGCGACCTGCCCGTCACCCATCGAGTCGTAGTAGACGATCATCCCCACCAGCCCGTCTTCGCAGGCGATGACCGTCACCCGATTCTCGGATACGGAGTGGAGGTTGAACACGACGTTGGTGGCGTCAGTGTTGGTGTAGTCACGTATGTCCAAGACTTCCCCGTCCACATCAAAGAAGGCCACACGAGGTCGTTCATCGACTGGGCGACAAGCGTTCGTGTAGTCGATATCTGAGAGGACGTCGGTGCAGTCCTCGTCCTGGATCTCCTGTCCGCCCGCGGTGTTGATTGAGCCACCTAGATACCTTTGCCCTTCTGACATGTACCTATCGTTGACCTTGCCGTACGCCTGGTTGGGTGGGCGGACGAATGCGAACCGGCCATCGATGCTGCCGTCAGCAGCCACGATGAACCCGTAACCGCAGGCGTAACCCTGCCGGTCCCCGTCGATCCACTTCGACCCCGGCTGGTAGGGAAGGTTGGTTCCCAGATAATCAGCGGACCACCAGACCGTTCCAGTCGCAGCGTTGGAAGCGATGATGGTGTACCCGCCGTTGGCGTCAAGCCCGCCCGGGTAGGGCTGGGTCGGAGGGATCACCAGGCCGGGTACGTGCGTACTCGTGGTTGTACTAGTTGTACTCGTTGTGGTCGTTGGTGCCGTGGTTGTGGTGGTCGCCTCTGTGGTCGTGGTGGGCTGAGCCGTCGTAGTTGTCGCCTCGGTGGTGGTGGTCACGTCGACCCGATCGCATAGCACCTTGTCATGCTCGGGGACCTCCACACAGTTCTCCAGGTTCCCCGGTGGCACCGACTGTTGAGCAATGGCCACAGTGGACACGACGAGAATCGCCAGGACTGCATCGGGTAGGAAACGTCTCAATTATCTGCTCCTTTTCTGGCCTGTGACCTGCGGAGACCTACGAGGATGCCCGTAGACGGCTTGCTTAGTTCTCTCTGGATCCGGAGTGCAGGGTCATTCGTCGCCGAAGAAGATGCGCATCTCCCGGTAGTCGTGGTAGGACAGCAACGCGATGGCTGCTGAGACCACGAGAAGCCCGTAGATGATGATGAACCCGATAGTGGGCGGACGGGGCGGAGGGACCAGAGCGGCGAGGGAGAACACTGCGAACAGGGCGGACTGTGCCACCCAAAGAATCGACTCCCGAATTAGTTTGATCCGGGCGAACCGTTTCAACTCTGGGTCGTCGGTGACACGGTGGTTGACCAGGGCCTGGCCGAGAGTCCAAGTGACCATCACCCAACCCGCCACCATGATCCCTGCGAATATCCAAACGACGTAGCTAGGCACCATTGGCCCTCCTCTGTGCACGTAGCTGTCGCAGCTGACGCAACTCGATACGCAACTGTTCTTCCCGTCTCTCAGCTTCCAGGTGGAGACGGTCGTGCTCGACCTTGAACAGCCGGCGCAGCCAGGCGATCATTCGACTAGGTCCTTAGCCACTTTCGCCACCTCCTGGCCGAGTCCGAGAGCGTCCATTGCCTTGCTCCGCCAGTAGTCGCGGTCGGCGGTCTCGCGGCGCAGCAGAAAAACGAGGAACCCAACGATCACCCCGAGGACACCACAACTGGGCAGGGCTTCGAGGACTCCTTCCCATCCCACTATCCGTTGTCGGGGATTTCGAGCTCGACGGTGCGCTCCACCCGTTCCTCGGTGACCACTGTGCGGATCCGGTTCGGGATCAGGTATCCGATCACCACAGCGAGTGCGGTCTCAATCCCTAGAGGGATGTCGAGGGTGACACCTTGGGAGTTGAGGACGGCACCTGTGACGAACAGGATAAGCATGGCCGCAGCCTGGGAGACCACTTTGCGGTCCGGGGGCCAACTGGTCTTGTCGAGGTCAACGGTCATGCGGTTCCCTTTCGGTTTGAGTTCGTTTCTCCCAAAGAAGACGCGGAGCGCGGCCCATCTGCGGGGCATCTATGGGATGGTCACGTCGCTGGTGATGGTGAGCGTGGCCGGTTTTCCGTCAGCACCCTTCGGGCCTGCGAGCCCGGTGGCACCTTTCGGGCCTGCCGGGCCGGTAGCCCCGGTAGCCCCGGTCGCGCCTTTCGGGCCTGCGGGACCTGCCGGGCCTGGTGCTCCCTTGGCCTTGCACATCGACTGGTGGGCAAAGGCTGTGTTGGCCCCCCAGATCCCATCGACTGTCAACACCAGCCCGTTAGCCCCTTTGAACCCAGCGGCGTTGAGGTTCTTCTGAATGTCCATGACGATCTCGGTCATATCTTCTCCTTCGTATGGCGGAACTTGTGCGGGGGCGCAGTTGATCTCCCAATGCATCGCGTCCGGGGTTGCCCAGCCTCCACCCCAACGAAACAGCGGTGTGCCGTCCTTAGCCTTCTGTGCGAGCACGTCATTGATGAAAGCTTGCGGGTAGTTGTGGCGGAGCGGCTTACCGAACGGGTTCTTCGACGGGTTCAGATCAACAGCCGTCCCGTAGGAGTGGAGGCTGTACGAGCTTGTCCCGGCTATCAGCCGGCAGTTGTAAGTCCCACCCGCGGTCTCGAGGAATAAGTAGTTGTGTTTCGTCATCAGGTCGGCGAAGAGACGCCACGCCGGGGCTGCCTCGGAGGCGACGAGGAGACTCCACACCTTGTCGCTGCCGGGGAAGTCGACCCGGACCATCTTCGATGTGTTGCACCGGTAGGTAGCCCACCACGACCGGAGTTGTGTTGACGTAGCCATGATTCCCCCTCAAGTCGTCCGTGTTCGGTGCCGATGTGTATAGTGAAGAAAAGAAGGCGCCCGCAACTACGCAAATAGTCCGGGCGCATGGCCAACACTTGTAAAGGAAGTGTCGACAATGAGTACCGTACTAGTCAGATGTCAGGTTTGTGACCAGCTCACATACGACCCCAGGGTCGGAGTGTGCAGCGCAGCTCACAGAACCCCTCGCAGTCCAAGACGGTTCCTGACCGTCTCCTTCACCCTGCTGTTCGCCCTGATCGCTTTCATGTGGTTAGCAGGCGAAGCACAGTCCGATAGCCTCACCCAGGAGGACATCCAAATTTCGGGTGCGGTGATCCGGCTCGAACCCGAAGGGGTGTCGATCCTCGACAACACGTCGCACACACCGGTCGGGGTGGCTGCCGCCTACATCAACCCGGTCTGCGGGTGTCTGACGGTGGAACGTGACACGACAATCAACAACGTGATAACCACTTCGGTCACCGTCGATGAAACCCTGGCACGCCTGGACATCGAAATCGGGTTGTCGGGTGGTGGGCTGGTCTCGAACATCTACTTCTACAAGGACGGGCAGAGATTGTATGTGAACAACCCGGCGGTCTACGCCGAGTTGGCGACGTCGGTTACCAATATCTGGTTCATGGTCGTGTCGTACTAGTTAGAGGGGGATAACCAGGATACGGCGTCGGGCGAAGTCGGCGGTGCCTGCAGTCGTCCGGTATTTGGCGGTGAACGTGTTAACCCCTGCCGTCAACGACGAGTAGAAAAGGTGGTGGCCTACTTCGGAGAACGTGGACGCAGTGGGCATGGTCATATTAATGGACAGGCTGTCCGTTGCGGACACGGCAGTGGCCCCTGTCACTTCGATACTCATGAACACGCGGGCGTCGGCCGAGTTGACACGCATTGCAGCACCCAACAACACCAGCGCTTTGGTCCCGGTCGTTCTCGACGTTCCCGGTCCGGTCGTTGCCAGGTTTGTGTACGAAGTGGAAGCGGTCGACTCCGTGGTCGCGACCTCGGCGTCTCCGAGCGTCCGCCCCACAATACTGTTCGACCCTTCCGAAACGTAGATAGCACCAGCACCAGCCCCCTTAGCTGGGGCTGTCTCGTTGAGATTGTCACGGACGTGGGTGTTCATGTGGGAGGCCGTCACCACTTCTGAGGTCACCCAAGTTCTTGGTGTTGTCCAAGCCATTAGATGTCCCCAATCCCGTGTTCAATGTTCTGCGCTAACAGTTCATCAACCGTTTCTTCGAGGTTCCAGTTGCGGCTCCTCACCGGACGAACCTCCAACAACCGTTCAAGCTGCTCGACCTTTTTCTTGGTTGGGAATTTAACCGGGGAAACAACCCCACACGAACCGCACAGCATTTCCTGCCCTTCGGATACGAGCTCACCGCCGCCGCACTCACAGTTAGCCACCCAACGGGAGTCGTTTATGTAAGCCAACACTGGTTTGTCTGACCGTCCTGTTTCCGCGACCCTCCCCGCGGCTGCAACCCTGATGGCGTCTTCCCTCGAAATGAGTGGATCAAGAAGCCGCACTACAGAAGATTTGACGAGGAGCCTGTCGGTTTCACTTGCGCGTTTCACGGGCCCTCCTAACGAAATCGTCCAACTCTTTGGAACGGGTAGGTTTTGCGTTCCACGGTCGGACCGGTTCACCGGCGGTGACAGCCCGCAGATCCTCGTCGCCGTCTTTCGTCACCGGTTTCAAACCGTGAGCCCTACGGGCTTTCAGGTTGCCGGTTAGGGCTTCCCGGAATTCGACCAGCAGCCGGTACACGTCCTCGCCCGACCCGTCGTGGGTGACCGCATAGCGGAGTTTGTTGAACGCCTTTTCCCCATCCGCTAACACGTCCCGGCCGTCCTCTTTCGCCTTCCGGGGTTTGATCTGGTGGCGGAACATCTCCTCACACCACGCTTCCGTTATGTGGTAGAACCGGTTGTTGTATGCGACCAGCCAACCCTGCTCTGTGGGTTCGATCATCCGCGGCCCCCCACAGCAATACCCCATGCACGCCCAAAGTTGAAGGTGTGGCTCCCGCCGTTCGAGAACGCGAACACGCCAATGTCGAACGAACTACCAGCCACACCGACAAGGTTCCGAACCTCCACGTCGTCCACTGCCCCGGTCGAGTTATTCGGCACAGTGATAGTTCGACCGCCCTGCGCCGAACCGTCTATCTGCAAGTAGACCGTGAAGTTTTGAGTGCTCCCCGAAACGTTGCTGGCCTGCAAGGTTGCGATCGCTAATATGGACACGGCATCCACCCAGGCCGGAACGTCGATGGTGGCAGAAGTGTGCTCCGTTTGGGTCGTGTCAATTGTCGCCCCGTCCCACGGTTCCGTCTCCCAAGCCAACGTCCAAGTCGGGTCGTCGATTTTGTCAGGGAACGTCACCGCCAAGTCAGGAATCTTCGCTGTGATAACGGCGTCGTCGATGATGTGGTCAGAGTGGACCGCTTCCCGGCGTATGTCGTAGCGGCCGACCTGACCGTTAGAGACCGGCATCTAATACCCCAATCTCGTCGATGTGCCCAGCTCGGAGGTCCCGAGAATCCACCAGTCGTCGAACGGAAGAGCAGGCGACAATTGGAAGGAGGTGGTCCAAGACCTTCCACCAACCATCCGAACATCATGGGTCACACCTTCAACATGGCAGTCCTCGTCGAGATCGTCGCCGGTGAAAGCACGTTCGATGTTTACCCGGTCCAACAGTTCAAGACCAAGAGCTTTCGGCCACAGGTTCGTAGGGTCGTCTTCTGGTTTCACCACCAGTTCCGGGGCACGCACCCGAACATCCTTGTTTTCCATCACCAGCCACTGCGACAACGCCAAACTCTCACCATCAGCAACATGCAAAGTTTCGGACAAGTGCAAATCCCGTTGGCCGTACGCCGCCACCGAAGTCGAATCCGTGTCAGATTGGGTTGTCCCGTCGACACGGGTGACGGAAGCCTTGTTCCAGAGTTGTTCGTCGTCGTACGACAACACCAAATCCACATACCGCAGGTCGTTGCCATCGTCGGAGAACGTTGCTGTGGGAGAGGCTTTGTCTTGGATACGGGTGTTGCCGTCCAGAAACACGGCGGTGCCGTCACCAGCAATGTAGAACAACCCTTGTTCGACAAGGACTGAACGGTGGATTTGACCGAGCACACTGTCGAATTCGGCGGACAATGCCTGGACCATGTGGTTGCCCGTGTCCAAATCCCTCCACCCGGCAGGCCAACCCGCAGTATCCAAAAGGTTGCCGATACGGGTCCCGGTGAACTCCGCCGATTCGGTTAAATCTTCTTCATGCATCGCGAACAGTCGGAACGCGTCCACACACTTCACCTGGACCGTCTGGTCTTTACCCCCCGCCTGCGCCTGAGGGGTCCACGCTTCGACAAACCCCCGGAACAGGTCGTAGGTGACCGCGTTGTAGACGGCCTGGATGCGGATCGGGTTGAACACTTTCACGTTCGGGTAGTGGGTGCCCGCAGTGTTCTCCGGGTTGTAATTCCCCGAACTGTTGTCCACGGTCAGGAGCGCTTCCCCGGCTTGCATCTGGTCGAGGATGTGCGACCGTCCGCGGCGGGTGGAGAACTCTCTCACGTCGGCGGTGATGTCCACCCACGTCGGAACCGTTTCGTACACGTCGTCGCCGAACGCCACCCCGATCGTCACGTCAACGTCTGAGTTGAACGAACTCATTTCCGGCGGGCCATTTCCAGGGTCTCTTTCAACATTCGGTCGGACATTGTGAGAGCGTTCAAAGTGATAAGCGTCGAGCCGCTAGAGCCCCGCTGTTCGGGGGTTAACACTTCCTCCCCGCCGTGGACCGTGGCGAGCATCGGCGCACCGCGGGGACCGGGGACAACACCGCCGGAAGCGAACCCGATGGTCGACCCACCCCCGCCTATCGTCCCGCCCGTCCCGGGGGTAACGTTGCCCACACCGGGAACGAACACTTCTTTGCGGGTGATGGGCGTGTCGTTGTACTCTTTGATCGCCTCGATGATCGCCTGGATGGTTTCGGGGAGGACCCCGGCGTTCTCGAGGAGTTCTTGGAGGATTTCGACGGATTTACTTCCGCCGCCTGCAGCGAAATCCGACCCTGCCGCGTCCAGGTCTAGTTGAGCGTCGGCCAGGTTCCGGGCGGCTTCCTGGGCCTGAACCGACCCATCACTGAACTTTGAGATGGCCGTCGTGTAGGCGTCCTGAGCGTCGTCGTATTTCTCGACGGCCCTCAACAGCTTGAACGCCGGATCGACCCCTTCACGAAGGATGTCGTTTAGCTCCTGCTGTGCGGTGGCTGCGTCACCCGAATTCTCAGCCAGAAGACCGAGCGTTTCGGCCAGGTCGAAGAACTTCTCGTCGGCCCTACCCGCATTCGCTATTTGGGCGTCGGTCGGGAACAACGCATCCCATTTCGCCTGGTCCAACTCGTCCTGCGCTTCGCCAGTCTCACGGATGCTGTCAGCCCACGACGACACCGCGGGGATAGCGTGAAAAGTCAACGTGTTGAACACGGTTTCGAACCCGGATTTGAGCGCTTCCAAAGCCACCGGAGCGGAATCGCCCGTACTCTGCGTGACCTCGTTCAAGACGGTGAGGAAGTCGTTACTCAACCCGACCACCTGATTCATCGTCGGAGCCAAACTCTCCCCCAACGCGGCTTTCAGATTCTCTGTTTCGGCGGTGAGGATTCTCTGCTGGTTCGCCAACTCGTCGGAAGTGTTCTCGAAGTCACCGGCTGTCTTGTTCGTCTGGTCCATTATCAGGTGGTAACGACTCAGGATCTTGTCCTGCTCCGTCAACTCAGACGAGGAATCCGCCAACCCCAAAGCGAGAGCCTTTTGGTTGACCGCGGCGGCGGACACGTCTATCCCGAACTTGCGGAGCGGTTCGGTTTCGCCAGCGAGCCCGGAGCGGAAAACAATCGCCGCTTCGTTCACGTCGAGGTTCATCACCGAAGCGAAGTCGGCGATACGGGTGGTCAGGTCGTCCATCACTGGGACGATCGTCGACCCCGATTCGGTGGCGATGGTTTCAGCGAACGCCGAAAATCCCACGGCCAGAGAGTTGAATTCGGCGTTGCTCAACCCCAACGACTTCGCCGCGTCCTCACCGAGTTCTTTGATACCCTGAGCTGCTCCGCCGAACGTCACGTCGACAGCGTTCAACGATTCGTTCAGGTCGGAGAATGCCCGGATCGAATCCATCGCCAATTGGCCGACCTCGCGCAGCCCGATCCCAGCGGCAAGCCCTTTCGCCATCCTCGTGAACGACTCGCCGGTCTTAGTGACCTGCCCCTCGATCTTCTTCAAGGATTTCGTGGCCTGCTTGTCGTCAATAAGCCACTCGATTTCGATGTTTCTCTTACGGCTTGTCGCCATTCGCCACGACTCCTGACTTCACGAGCCATTCGAACATCAACCGGTGTTCCTTCACCGTCAACTGCCAGTACCCGTCGACGGTGATCTGCTGGTAGTAGAGGAGGATTGGAGGCATCGTTTCATCCCACCACGACGCGTCATCCACCTCTCCTTCGGCGTCGGTCAACTTCAGGTCATCTAACGCGACTCTGGCGTAGGCTTTTATCCAATGCCGTTCAGAGTCCGCCGTACCCGTCTTGGTTTCGGGTGGAGATTCGGGTGGGGCAGGCGAACCGACTGTCTGAGCTTCCATCAGTCGGGGAACGCCACAGATAAAGCTTCCATGATCGCGTCGGCGTACTCCTCAAGTGCGAAGTTGTCAGCCGTGTCCCTTATCACAGAACCGATGCCGTAGAGCTGTTCGGGTTGCCACGTGTTGCCAAGCCAGGGTTGCCACGGACCCTTCCCGGAAACGTTCCGGCCCCACACTTTGTGGGAGAGCGTCCCGAACACGGACGCTCTAATCGTCGGGTTCGACCCGAGCAGGGTGATACGTGCCGCTTTCTGTGTGGCGTTGCCTCGTATCCCCGACATTGCCCTACTCCCTCCGGGGGAGGGAAGACCGGCGACGGCAGGTTTCGCTTTCTCCGCGACCCGTTGAGCCACCTTCTTGTGCGCGGCCTGGAGGGCTTTGGGTAGGCGTTTATCGACTTTGGCGAGGTCCCGGCGGAAGTCGTCGAGACCCTTGACCACGATCTGACTCAGAAGGTGTCCTTGGTCAACGCTCCGGTCCGCTGCAAGCTCACAGACCAGTTGACCCGGTCGCTCACGCTCGACGTCTCCGAATAGTTGGTTATCAGGGCGTTGCAGGTGTACCTGGTCAGCCCGGACCCAGACCCCGCCGGACCGTAGATGATGGCTACGACAGCACCGTCGAAAGCGCCGTCCGCTGCGGTAGCCAAAGCCGCGTCCCAATGACCATTCAAACTGAACGAACCGTCCTCCAACCCGGCGATGAACGTCTTGTCGTCGTCGCCGAAGGCTGAAGTTTCGGCGGTGTCAACCGAACGGTCATGCGTCACCCCGTCGGTGTACGACGAAATGTCGGTTGCATCGACACTGATATACGAATCCTTACCATGAACGAAGGCCATGTTTTCTCCTTATAGAAAAAGCCTCCCGGTTGGGAGGCTTCACGAATGGGGCCGGGTTGGTTACCGGCGGTTACGAGCGAACGAGGCGAACACGGTCATGGAAGTGAACGTGTCGGCTGAAATAACGAAACGAAGATACTGATCAACAGTGCCTGTCACGATCGACCTCTGCGCCCCGACGGCGGTCACAGCGGAGAACACGATCAGGTTCGCCCACGTTGAGTCGTTGGCTGAATGCTCAATCTCCACCGTTCCCGAAGTCCCCGAAAACGCGGTGACGTGCAGATGGCCGACCCCTCCGAAAGCGGACGACGCTCCACTGTTCACAGACGTTCCGTTGAACACCCCCGTTTCAGCTTCGAGTGGTTGGACCACTTCCCCTGCGGTTCTCACACCGCCGTCCGCGGTGCCCCCGGCCACGATCCTTACGGCGTCGTTGGCGGTGGAACGTATCTGGTAGGAGGCGTGTTCGGCTTTCATCATCAACGCCTTGTTGCCGAGAGTGGTTAAACCCTGCGGGCAGACGGTGACGATCGCCTCCGTTCCGATGGAAGCGTCGAGGACCACGTCGACAGCGCCGGCGGCCCCATCGTAGATTCCTTGAACGGACAGCGACCCCGACTCGACACCAGCCAAATACACTTTGTCGTCCTTGCCGAACGTGGTCGTGTTCACCGCTTGAATCTGCCGGGAGGCGTTGGACTGGTTGAAAAACGCTGACAGATCAAACTCGTCGAAAAGAACGCCTGTGCCCTTGCCATGAACGGCAGCCATCATTCACCGTCCTTCACGACTAGTCCCTGCTCCAACAACCAGGCGTCTTCGTCCTCGAGCCGGGCGGCTTGTTTCGCTGTGAGGTATTTGCCGGGTTGGACAACCGACCCGTCCTCATAGCTCAGTTTGACGACAGCCTTGTACTTGACCGGTTTGTTAGGGGGCATCTGTTCTCCTAGATGTTGGACTGGCCGACAATGGACGCCTCGATAGTTCCGATAGCCCCGTCCGCGTCGTAGTCGGGGATGGATTCGAACGAGTCGATCTGTACGTCCATGATCGAAGCGAGCAGGGTGGCGTTGGACCGGACCGCTGTTTCGACCGACCCCCACATGGTTTCAGCGCGTTGTTCCGCGGCGGCCATGTCCTGCTGATCGGAACCGGATCGAGGAGCACGAACGGAAACATCAACCGTGATTACTTCACCGACCTGTCGGCCAGTCCCGCCCATTGTCAGGTTCTCTTGCTCCACCTGAATACGCCCAAACCAGATTTGGTCTTCCCTGGTGACGTTGCCCATCGGCGCATATTCGAACACGTCCACATCCGTCACCGTGTCCGCGGCGAGTTGGGCGACCACCGCCGTTTTGAGCGCAGCACGAAGATCTTGGAATTTGGAGCTCACCCGACCAGCACCTTCATGTTGTGGGTGGTGATCCAGTCGTTCACTTCGGCGATACTGGTCCGGTTGGACATCGGCCCGCCCGGTTGGATGAACCGTGTTGTCCCGTATTCGGTGTCCGCGGACAGCGCCTTGTCAGGCCATGCGGACGGGACCAGCCGGTCGACCAGAACCTTGAGTGCGATGCGGTCGACCCCGTCGACGATGTAGGGGAGGCCGTACACGTATTCGACAATGACGTTGAATGGGGTGGTGATAGTGGCTGCTGTCCACACTGATGTCGTGTGAATAACCCTCCCTGCCGTCTCGTCAATTTCTATGTCGGCCACGTCCACCGCGGTGCCGCCAACGGTCACGGTGAGCAGTACGGCGATGTCGTTGAGCCTTCCGGGGCGGTGCAGTTGGTAGCCGTCGGAGGTTCTGGCGAACCCGTCACGCAAGCTCAACACCGAACCGCCGTTGCCCGACAGCTCAACTCTTGCGTAGCGGGGCACCCAGCTACGACCCGTCCAGCTTTCGAAGTCGTCGGTCAACCGGGACCGTTCGTCAGATATGGTGTCGTCGGGGTATTCGGTGGAGGATGCAAGAGGTTTCAGCGCTGTTGTGGCGTCGGCTTTCGCAGCGAACGTTCTCGCCTGGTTCTCGGTGAACAACCAGTTACCCAACACTTCCAACCGGTCCACCCTTGTGTCACCGCTCGTGGTGTCCGTCCATGTGGCGACAAGCAGCTTCGGGTTGGCCTGGTCGGCGAGGGTATACGTGTAAACCCCGCCGGTATCATTCGACGTTGCGGTACCCGCAGCGACCACCACGGCCCCGTTCCCGTCGACGATGCCGATGGTCACGTCACCGACATCGGTGGGGGTGCCGGACTGGTACCACGTTTGGGTGAGGGTCACGCTTCCCGCGTTGGCGAGCACTTGGTTCATTGGGACACCTTCAATCCTCCGCTTTGAACGGACACTTTCAAACCGCCTTCTTGGAAGGTCAACGACAGTTCCCCTTCTTGGGAGGACCCGCCGCCGTCCGTGTTCGACAGTGACACTCCAGGGACCGTCACAACCAGTTCCACAGTTCCGGGTGTGGGGCCGGCGGAACCGGCGACTGTCACACCGGGGATGAGCAACGAAACTGTGGTGTCGGTGGGGGAGACAACCCCCGAGCCGACTGCCACCGCTTGGGGGAGGGTCAACCCTGCCGCAACTTGGGCGGGGGTTGCGACTCCTCCGCCCGATGCGGAAACGGCGGGGACGGTGAGGACGGCTGTCACACCGGCCACGTTTACTGTTCCCTCGCCTTGGGCGGTCACCGCGTCCAACACTGCTGCGGTGACGATCTGGGCGGGGGAGGCTGATCCTGCCCCTCCTGTCACCGCGGACGGGGTAGGAAGGGTGAACGCCAACCCGATTTGTGCGGGGGTTGATACCGCTGCGCCTGCGACGGTGGCAGCGGGGATGGTGAACGCCAACCCTATCTGAGTTGGTTCGACCACTCCACCCCCCGCGGGGGAGGCAGTAGGAACAGTGAGTGTCAACCCCGACACCGCCGGGGTGACCGTAGCTCCGCCAACAGTTGACACCTGGCCGACCCCTACCGGGGACACGACCGCCGCGGGGGAGACAGCTCCCGTTTCGGCGGGTGTCACCTGAGGGATCACGACAGTCTGAGCCACCACTCCAGGGGTCACGACCCCTCCGCCGGCGGAGGACGAAGCCGGGATTGTGAGAACTGCGGAAGTGGCTGCGGGTTGGACAGACCCAGAGGTTCCCGAAACTCCGAAGATGGACAGCAAGTCATCTCGAGCGGCGAGCAGGGTGGTCAGGTCGGTTTGGGCCATGTCCACCAGGAGAACAGCACCGACACGGCAGTTCGCGTACCGGGTCGCATCTTCCCTTGCTCCGACTTTCAACGCACCCATGTTGTTCAGGTCGCCCGCCGACGCAGGAGCTTCGTCGATTACCAGAACCGAGTTCTCCCATAACCTGAGCCGGTTGGCGTTCTCGACAAGTTGGGTCATCACAAACCTGGAAGGAGTGGCTTCGAGGTAGGTTTGGTCGTTGGTGCCGTGGTGGTGTTCGGGTTGGGTGCCGTCACCCGACATCACCACCCAGCCGGGCGGGTCTTCGACGTCGTCGACACCGAGAATGTTCTTGTTCGGCACCGACCCTGTCGAGTAGACGACCGCAGCGGTGCCCGTCGGGTAGGTGAGCAGTTCAACGGCGAGAATGAAGGCGAAGTCGCCTGTGTACGAGGCGCCCAACGTGACGTTCAGTTCATCGTTGGAACCGTCAAAAAGAACGCTGCGCACGCCACCGAACCCGGAGTCGGTGATTGTCGGCTGTTGGGTTCCGGTCGCCTGTACCAGCGCCGATTCGGAGTTCGGCCCCGAATCCGCCCAACTCGACACCGGGTCAGTTGGGGAACCGGCCAGATCGCGAGCGTCGTAGAAAGCTATCACCGCGGCGTCGGGTAACCCTCCGGGGTTCCCTGCAGGGTTGGCGTCCACCGCCGGGATCGCCAAACTGGCAGCAATAGCGGCGGGAGAAACGGAACCTCCGCCCACAACACTGGCCGCGGAGATGGTCAGCGTTGCGGCGGTAGCAGCGGGAGTTGTCGAACCGGGGGTGCCTCCAGCACCAAGCTCGAACGTCCAAATGGCGGCTTTGGCTCTTGCGTTACCCGAAAACCCGGCTGCGGACTCAACCGCTGTTGTAGCAGCCACAATCTTCGACGCCACCGAAATGTGGCCGTCGGTTGTCAGGTCAAAAGCGAGGTCGCCGCCGGTTTCTTCGACTACCGAGTTCGTCCACGAATCCGTGGTGTTGAGCGAAACCGCCTGCCCAGCGCAGGTCACGACAAGTTCGTCGGCCTGAGACAAGGTTGCGGTTGTACCTGTGGACAGCGAAGAGACGGAGGAGTTACCTGACGTGCCTGTCTGCGACGCGTCCCAAGGGGTTGTTCCGTTGAACGGCCCTTCGTATTCGGCGACTATCGCCCCAACCGAAGCAGTTGCGGTGGCCGAAACCGAAATAGCCGTTTCTCCGCCGACCGCGATTTTCGCGAACATGGCGATACCGCCACGGGTCGCCCCTTCGGTCGGTCCTGCCGTGAAATCGGTGGGCGTGTTGAACGCTATCCCACCCGCCGCCGACGCGCGAGCGACAACAACTATCAGGTTGCCGGCGGTAGCACCGGACGGGAGGGTCGGGGTGCAGGAGTCCTCGCCCGAATCCGTGTCAAGTTGGCCGGATACGAGCTGCCCTTGGGCCATCAGCCGCCCCTCTTAGCGGCTACGGTACGAGGTCGATCGTGACCCGCCCTGAAGCGTTCCACTGCACCGTGAACGTGCTGTTGGAACACGACGCGGCGGTGACGAAATCCCACAGTCCAAACACCGGGGAGTCGGCGTCTGTGGTTTTGTTGATGATTTCGACAGCGCCCATCGCGTCAGTGATGGTCACGTCGTTAGACCCGCCATTGTCGAACACGGTATCCGCAGCGTCCAGGGTTGCGACCCCGGACGAAACGGTCAGCTCCGTGGTGGTGATCGCTTCACGGGCGTAGTTCCCGCCCGTGGCCTCGTTCGTCAGGTCAGCGGCGAAGTCGTGGGTGTCGTACGCCGGGGTGTACGCATCAGCGACGAGGGCAAGGTCGTTGTCCTCGGCCTCGATCGATTCGCCCAGCGTGTCGATCATGATCTTTTCGAACGTGAGGAAATACAGTCCCGAACCGGTAATAGCCATTTACTTGACCTTTGCTTTCACTGCGGCGGGTTGGGCTCCGTCCTTGGTGGGGGAACGGTGGTTCTCCCGGTAGTCCTGCCGGAGTTCCCGGAGAGCCAGTTTGTCCTCCAGGGTGACAGACCCGTCCTTCTTCTTTTCCGTGAAAGCCTGCTCCGCCTTGACGAGGGCGAGTTGGGCTTCCAGTTTGGCGATTTTGTCGCTCATCGTTTGGCTCCTTTAGGGCCGTAACCGAGAATGAAATATCCACGGTCAACCATTTCTTGAAACGTCAACCGGCGGAGTTCGCCGGTGCTCACCGAATACGCGAAGTGCATTGATGAAGGGTTGGCCTCCGCGGCGACACGGCCATCCCAATCCTCGACACGTGCAACCGTGCCTTTCGGTGAGACTTCACCGGTTCGGGCAACTCCGGTCACAACACGGTTAGCGGACTTCTTGTAACCGGATTTCGGAAGCCAAATGTGCATGTGACCTCCAAAACGTCGGCAGCCCGGTTTCGACTTCCACCCGCGGGGGGATGGACCATTTCACCCCGGTAACCCTCACCCATTCGGCCATCCGTTCCAACCCGGCCTCGAACCGGACCCGTGGACGGAACCCAAGTTGTTCTCGAGCGGCGGTGTGGTCACAGAACGCATGTTTCACTTCGTACCGTTCCGGCAGGTGTTCAATCACAGAACCGGGAAACAGGCTTTGAACCATTTCCGCCAGTTGCAGAATGGTGACCACCTGATCTCCGCCGATGTTGAACGTCCCATCCGGGGGGCGGATCATCGGGTCGACAATGTCGGAAATGTACGAGAACGCTCTTGTTTGAGCCCCGTCGCCAAACACTGTCAGCGGAGCACCCATGAGGGCTTGACGCATGAAAATGCCGACCACATTCCGGTAAGGGTCGCCGATGTTCTGACCCGGCCCGTACACGTTGTGGGGCCGGAAAATGGTGTACGGCAACCCGAACACTTCCCCCGCAGCAGCCAGGTCCTGTTCAACCGAAAACTTGGCTATGCCGTAAGGGTCTTCCGGCATCGGCCGCATCGCTTCGGTGAACGGCGGTTCCTGAGAGCCGTAGACAGCCATTGAGGAGGTGAACACGAACCGTTCCACGTCGTGCCGGATGGATGCGTTGATGAGTCGGGTGGACGCAACCCAGTTGTTCAGGACGTTGTGTTCCCGCACCCAATGGCTGAGCCCTTCCGCGGCGTACGCGGCCAAGTGCCACACCCTCGACGGTTGCCACGTGTCGAACAGGTCGTCCAGATCTGCAGTGACCAAATCCGCTTCGACGAACCCTGCACCTTGGGGGATGTTCTCCACCCACCCGCCGGACAGGTCGTCAATAACAACCACTTCCTCACCCAAACCGAGAAGCCGGGTAGTGAGGTGCGAGCCGATAAACCCGCCACCTCCGGTAACGAGATGGGTCATATCCACTGGTACCGGGTTTGGTCGTGCGGCCAGTAGCCGACGGCACGGGAAGGTGACCAGCCGGTATGGTGCGGCGGGTTCCACTTGTCGTAGTAGTAGAGCTGGTCGTCAACGTACGTTTCGGTTTCGACCAGCGGAGCAACCTTCTTCGTCCAAATAATGTCCGACAGGTATTCGTTGCCGAACACAACCTGTTTCGCTAGGTCGGTGCGGATCGGGCAGATGTGGGAAGCGGTTTCCTGTGGAATGATTGTGGCGAACCGGCCGAGCACCATCTGCGCGGCGTCATACCCTACAAAATCGTGGTCGCCCAACACTGGAAGGACACTCGACATGTGCCGTTCCGACAGCCAATCGTCGTCGTCCAACACCATCACATACGGTGTTTCAACCAAAGAGAAGGCAAGGTTGAGCTTGTCGCCCTTACCCCGCTTCTTCCCGTGAGCAATAATCACATGGAAGTCGCGACGGCCCTGATGTTCCAGATACCACAGGCACCGGCCAAGAAGCTGCCGTCGTTCGGGGATGGTTGTGATTACGACTGTTAACTCCATCGGATCAGATACCCCCCCTGGTGTTCAACGGACGCCGAGATTGACGTGTCGACTCGGAACGGTTGTCCCGGTAGCCATTCAGCCAAAGCCTCTTGAGGGCCACCCAACGCCGTGTCTTCAACAACCAGGTAACACCCTTCGGAGACGAGCGGTGCGTACAACCCGAGTTCGTCCAACACCGTTTCCCGGGAGTGGTCGGAATCGAGGACCACCATCACCCTCCTACCTTCACACGCCCGACCGATGTGGTAGAGGACTGTCGGGTTCGTCGAATACCCTCGGTAGTAGGTGACCAGCGGATGGGCCTGCGGGGTTTTTGGTGGGGCCACGTCAACGCTGTGGACCTCCACCCCAAGGTCGGCGTAGAAACAGGCCGACCCGCCGTACTTCGACCCGGTTTCGACCAGCACATCCGGTTTCGTATCCCAAATGATCTCCTGTTGGAGTATCAGGTCAACGGGCTGTTTCAGTACGTCGACACCCTTCCACCTGACGCCCGCCGACGGCCAGTTTTCGAAGCTCACGAGTATTTGTGGAGTCGGGTGCGGAACAGTTTCCCATCAGCCTGAAAGGTCGAAAAGTTCTTCTCGTCTGTTTTGTCGGCCGATCGACCTTCGTTGATCGGATGCAGGTGTTCGACTATCGACCCGAGCGCAGCCTGGAACACTCCACGCTGTTTCGCCGCGGTCACAATCTCGTCGTCAACGAAGTTGTGGGAATACCCTTCGTGGCAGAACACTCCCGGCCCGCCCCACGAAGATCCTTCGGATTCGATGTATCCCCGGTTGATGAGCGGGTGCGTTGCGTGCTCCCCTCGAGTGACACGCGGGTTGGCTAAGTCGTTTGTGGCGATCACTTTCGCCCCGTACTTGTCGGCGATGAACATGGCTTGGTTGAACCAGTTGGGGTGGAACCGGCAGTCGTCGCCGGTCACCTGAACCCACTCCGGTTCGTCTGGTAAATCTTGACGTGAGTCCCACCACACGTTCAGTTTGTGCGGAAACAAGCCCGACTCCCGGATTACAACCGCGCCCATCTCCTCGAGGGTTTCGACCCGTTCAGTGGTTTCGTCGTCGTCAACGATGAACCAGCATCTAGCTAGGCCGGTGGAGGCTTTCAAGCTCCGGTACAGCGGTTCTAAATGTTCGTACCGTTCTTTCACGGTCGGCACAACCACGTCCACCCGGTCCGTCGCGGGAGGGGCTTGGAGGTCCATCCAAAAGTCGGGTTCGGAGACCCAAATGTTTTTGTGATGGGTTGTCCTCACGGCAGTGTTCACAAATACCGGGATGTCCAAAGCGCCCAACCGGTAGCAGAAACTGATATCCTCACCCAACAACCCGTCAGGTCCTGGGATGCGGTCAAACCACGTCCCGTACTTCTCTTTTACCGCTTCGACAGCGGAGCGGTGAATCAGGACAAGGGCTGCTCCGGTACCCGCACAGCGGACCAGGGCGTTGACCGGGTAGTGTTTCCGACCGGTCATTCTGTTCTTGCCGTCCGGATGGGTCACCCAGTCGTAGATTGTCGGGAGGGGATAGGAGCGGAACCCGCCGTACCCATCTGACCCGGAATCCCGGTAGGCAAAACACAACCCTCCAACGACTGGACGCTCCACCTTGTCCGCCGACGCGAGAAGTTGGTCTAACGCGTCGGGTTGGAAACCCATGTCAGCGTCGACAACCAGAATCCATTGTGCGTCGGTGCGGAGAAACCCTTCGAACAGTTCGTTCCTGCCCTCGGGGATGGAGTATCCCGAAGTGCGGATGTTCGCCCAGTTCGCCAGTCGGCGGTTGGTCGAACCGTCGTATTGGATGAGTTGGAACATTGATTGGTGGAAGGATGCTGAAAGTTTGTTGGGGTGGAGGTAACCGACAAAGACGTCGTTAGGCATCGTCTACTGCTGAGATCCGGTAGGTGCCAGAGGCGGCAACGCCTCCGGATACGGGCGTCACCTTGGGGTGACCACATGTGCCGCATGGCGATTCAAACTCAATCTCAAAGATCCCATCCGTTGGAATCTCAAAGACATTCAGCGCGTCCGCGGGGGAGCACTCACCTGCCGTCAAACTGGACAACTCAACCCCGCCAACGTCGTTAGCGGCCACTCTTACGCTTTTCGCCGGGAGCAGCTGTTGCCTGCTCCACCCGCTCAATCCCCTGCGAAGTGCGGGCGAACGGCGGGTGGTCTTGGAAACACTCCGGGTGCTGTTTCACGAGCGGGTCGTCAGCGTCCCACGCTTCGCCCGTTCGCAACCTGAAGATCAGGCCGTTCAAACCGACAGACGAATCCGATTTCGCATAAACAATGTTCACAGTTGCTCCTAGACGGTGGTTGACGGTTTAAGTGAACAGGGGCGACCGTCGGGCACCCCTGTTCACAGTTAGGTCTTCAGCCCTTACTGGTTCTGAAGAAGTCGGAAGGCGTCGTCATCGACTGAGTCGGCGCCCACTCTGGCCCAGGCCAGCCAGGCCCGTTGTCCCGTGGGAACTCCGGAACCATCCACCACATTGGGGATGAGCTCAACGTTCATGCCCACGCGCTGCGCGATGACGTACCGGTTGAAGTTCCCGACAATCGCCAGGTTGCTCGCACCGGTCGTACCGGTGAAGCTCGGGGCGTAGTCAGAAAGGAGGACACGCTTGCCAAGCAGCGGGCCAACCCCTTCGGTTGTCAGATCCGTGGTTGCATAACCATCCGAACCGGTCCGAAGTTCTGACTCAACGCTGATGTCCATGAACCACGTCGAACGTGGCCTATGACGCTCGGGGAGCGCTTTGAACACTTTGAGGGCGTCCACCGGGCCGAGGGCACCGTCCGTGGTCGGAGTCACCTCAGAACCGGATGTGGCGTCGATCGCCGTGAAGATACCGACAACACCGGCAGAGCCGGTAGCGGTCTCAACGGCGAGGTAGTCGACGTAGGCCTGTTCGATCAGGGCCTGCATCTCCGAAGCGAACCCGGGGTAGTCCCCACCGATCTCGAACGAATAGGGGATGTACGCCATCGTCTTCTCAGGGGTGATCGTCGGTTGGGCCAACGTCGCCTGAGTAGCGGTAGCAGCAACAGCCTCCGCAGTACCCGTGAACACCACACCGTTGGAGCTGACACCCTTCCAAATGTTGTTCGTGATCGTTTCGATACGAGACACATTCAGGAGCGGGGCAACTTCCGCACCAGAGGTGAGGATGATGGTCGGGTCGATAATGACCGGGACGCCGTAACCACCAGACGCTGATGTCAGCGACTGTTCTGTGGCACGGAACTCGTTGAGAGCCCGAACCTCTTCAGGTTCGAACGCCGGCGACAACTGAGTGACACCCTTCAACCATGCGCTCCGGTAAGCGGGACGCTCGGTGACGAGCAGCCTCTTGGCGATAACATCGCCGTCGAGGTCGCCGTTCCGGGTTTTGATCAGCTTCTCTATCCGTACCGCAGCGTCGTCCGCGAGCGGAACGGTCTGCGACTGGTGCTCGGTTTCGAGCACCTTCAAAGCGGCGTCGCGAACTTCACCACGCGAAGCGGTGCGAACGTCGATGTCGGTGTTGGTCTGCTTCATGAAATGAACAGACCTGTCCTCGCCGATCTCAATGTTCGACTCTTCGGTACCGGCGTCGAGGACGCGGATGCGAGACTGGAGGTCTTCGGCCTCGGCCTTCAACGCGGTAATCGGGTTCTCTTCCTCGCTGGTGAGTTCAGAGAACCGGGCTTCTTGCTCTTCGGAAAGCTCTTCGGCGTCGCGCAGTTCAATCAGTTCACTACGCAACGTCTCGAGCTCGTCCTTAACAGCTTGAAGCCTGTCATGATATTTGCTCATAAAAGACTCCTAAAGGAAAGGTTCGGCCAGCACCCCGCGAGCAGCGAGGAAACGGGCTTTGTTTTCGACAGGTGCCACAACGGGCGGCGTGTCGGTGTGCTCTGCGGAGGTGCGGGATGCGGCGTCCTCAAGCACGTCTGGGAATGTGAGCGCCCGCGCCAAATCCACGCGCAGATTCTCACAGCTCAGAAGATTGGAAAGTTCGCTACGAACACCAACCGAGGTCTGTTCGTAGGCGGGGAACACAACGGGACCCAACTCGTAAAGTTTGACTTCGTGGATGGTCCGGGCGGTCTTGTCGGTGTTCCATTTGTCGCGGAGTACCGCGAATTGGAAGCTCATGCCTCGGATGCTTCCTTCCTGGATGGCTTCCCGGACGGGTTGGACAAGCCAGTTGTCCGACAGGCGAGCGCGGACAAACAGCCCCTGGTCGTCCTCTTGTATTTTCCTGATGGAGCCGAGAGGGATGGACCCGATCATCGGGTGGGTGCCGTGGTCGAACTGGAGGACTGGCGTCCGCTCCGAAATAGTTTTGGTGAACGCACCACGCGCAACCGTTTCGTCGTACTCGCCTAACCGGTCGTGGATGGGCGTGGGTATGTCGAACACGGCGGCGTACCCTTCAAGGGTTAGTCCGTCGTCGTCGGAATCGATGTTGCGGACTTCGAAATCGAAGCTCCGCGAAATGCGTTCACTCATGTGTTTCTCCTGGTTTGACGACAATCCTCCAACCGGCAGCGAGGAGAGCCGAAACAGCTTCGGGCGGTACATCAACCGGCGGGTTCAAACTCGAACCAGGTGGTTGAAGTTGGACTGAGAACAGACCGGAATGTTCCAACAGGGCGAAGTCGTCCGCGACCACGGCCTTTTTCACTGATTCCGGAGTTGCGCCGGCGTCGAGCAGGGTGCGGTAAGTGGTCGCCCGTACACCCTGAATGTCCGCGGCGTCCTTCTGGTCTTCTTGAAGGAAGGAAATGTCGCGGGCGTCATACCAAAGCTCAGAATTACGAGGAACTGTGATAATCGGCTCAAGACTGCCGCAAAACGACCGCCACAACGGCCTAAATGTCTTATCGGCGACCAACCGGCGATTAGCTTGATAGTTGCCCGAGTTCAGCGCGGAACCCTGCAAACCCTCCGACAATTGGGCTATAACGGCCCCCACGCCGGAATCGGCAGCAATCCGGGTTTCAGAAGCGCCCTGGACAGCCTTGAAGTCGAGCTGCTGAAAATCCCGGCCGACAACGGTGGCGTCCATCCCCGCACCCAAGACGAGGCTTTTATAGGCGTTTGCTTCGCCTTCGTGCTGGTCGCGGAACAGGGTCGTCCACTTCCTCAACAGTTCCGGTTCCTGCCACTGGCCCTTAATGACCATGTTCGGAGTGGCGCCGTTCTCGTAGAACTTGTTTTTGTGGAGGGTCGCCTGCTTGTCCCCTGCAACCTCACGAACAGCGGGGGTCAACCACGACATCCCTCTGTACGAGGCGATCGGGTCGGGAATAGGCGCGAAGTGCGCTACATCGGAAACCAAATACGGAATCGGGTCGTTCGAACTGTTACGCCCACCTGGATGATATATGTACCCGATTACGTCCGCTTCGGGATTGTCAACTTCGTCGATGCTGTCCGAATCCGCCCCAAGGACTATGTCCACCCAGTCCGGACGGAGAAGCTTCATCCTTGACCCCAGGTTCACTATGAAGGCATTACCGGCGAAGTCGGCGTGGAGCAGGGCTCGCGAAAGAAGATCGCCAGTTGTCGCGCCTTTCCAAGGCCGACGTAAGACGTTCAGTGACGGGGATGAAAACAGGTCGCCCGGATTCCCCCTGTTGAGTTCCCGATACATGAACCGGGCCTCCGAAAACACGGAGATACGGACCAGTTCGCAGGCGAAAACGGGAGACGAGGCCTTAAACCCGTGGTTTACGTACCCTTCGAACGAGTCGGGAACCGGTTCCTTATCCCCCTTGAGGGTCTGGTTCAGCCCGTAAATCGGGTATCCGAACTGGTACCAGAACGGTTCGGGGAAGAGCGGGTCGCTACGCGATTCGGCTCCGACAAGAGCAGTGAGAAGATCCAATTTTTACTCCTGTGAGAGATGCCATAACCCGACCCCGCCGGAGATGAGGAAGAAGCAGATGATTCCGGCCCGGTAGTCGTATAACCCAACTCCAACCGACAGGCCAACGATCGCCGTGATGATGAGGTAGACGGCGAGCTTCAAGCCCACGATGTCAAAGGTTCCCAGATGTCGTCTGTGACAGCCTGGGCGTAGGCGATAGAAGCAGCCATCAGAAGATCACCTCCGATAGCGTCCCGATGCCAAACCCACGAATCCTCAGACTGTCTCTTCACCGCAGACTTGACGGCCAAGTCAAAGAAATCGTCTCCCCGAACCCGAAGTTTGTTGTCGGCTATATCGTCGTAGAACCGGGTACACGCCTTCCGGACACTCAACCCGTCTAACCGTTCGATCTGCGTGTACCCCGCTACCTCCAGGTCGTCGGCAATTCCAGATACGGGACCGTTCTTCGCAACGGCAATAGGAGCAGACTTCGGGATGTGCTCTAAAAACTCGCCGACCAGCCAGTTGACCCCCGGCCGGACAGCGACACGTTGAATGTTGCGGTTAGCGTCAGCGCGAACGATCACAGCTCTAGAACGATCGGCCCTAGCGTCAATCGCAACCACACCAGGCTTCTCCGCCTTCACATCGTTGGCGGCAACGGCACGCCACCATTCACCCGGTATCACACGGTCTTCGGTCTCCGTCCATTGGTTGCCGATCGCCCTCCGGAAATCCCCGTCAGTCATTGTCTGCCGGGCGTGGTGGATGTAGTCCTCGTGGATGGTCAACCCATAGGCAGGCATCCGGTTAGCCCACACCGCGGGGTCGTCCACGTCCTCATCTTCGGGGATGGCCCACTCGAAGTAAGCAACCCCGATGCTCCTGCCCGCCCTAACAGCCGCGCGCCCCGTCTCGACCTTGCGGTACAGGTAGGTGGACGCCGGAGTCCCAGCCGTCGACACATTCCAAATCTGCGGATCCAGCCGGGTCGCCATCGTCGGCAACAACGCCTGCTCCCTGGCGTTATCCTGGTCAGCGAACGCCTCGTCGATAACCGCAAGGTCCAACGTTTTTCCATGCCCGGCGGAAGGAGTGTTGTCCAACACGCTGATACGAGAACCGTTCTTCCACAACAGAGCCGTGTTCCCGTCAGAGAGGTAAGGCCGTTTCACGAACCGGTTCAAACCCGACTTCGCCAGCAGTGGCAAATGGTCATCCTTGAACTTCGCTCGAGCGTCCTTCCCTGTCTGCGCCGTATACGCAACCCTCTGCTCCGACCCCCACAACAAACACCTCGCGAGCTCCGCGGCCAACACCAGAGTCGTCTTGCCGTTCTGTCTCATCACAGAAACAACAATCTCCTTGTAAGCCAACCGGCCAGTTACCGGATCGACCTCAAGACCGACATCGGCGACGTACCGCTGCCAACCCATCAACGGAGTCCCCAGCTCCTCGGCGACGTTCGCCAGACGCCAACCCAACGAATCCCTACCCGGAGTCGGCACCGTCGCGTACAGGGGCTCGGCCCAACCGTTCGGAAAGCTCTTTAAGCTCGTCATCGACACCGCCATCAAGAACCTCCCTCAAACCCCTCAAAGCAAATCGGTACTCCCGCCAAACCCACTCCGTTTCAGGAGCCGAATCCAGCAGGGCGGCGAGCCCACGAGCCAAAGAAACCTCCGCGGCGGTCGAATCCGACTGGCCCAACACCAAAAGCTGAGCGTTCAAAGCCCCCAAATGGGTCACGAGGCCCCCCTTTTCGGTTGAACAAACAAAGAC